TTGAATTCACTAGGTTTATTTTGATTTCTTACGAAAAAAGGTGACTATTGTAAGTAGTAATCACCAAAAGACTGTGGGTCACGGAAAGATTCAGTCTTAGCAAGCTGTTCAGCAGTAGCAGCTGCACCCTGCCAACCGGCAAGAATTACACCATAATCTGTTGAACTACCATTAGTATCTGGGATACCAGGACCTGAACCGATCTTAGGTAGGTTGTTGGAAACGTAGACTTTGAAACCACGAATAGTGCCTTCGATGAGTTTACCATTAGTAAGCTGATCTGCACCTGGGTTATAGTCATTGTTGATTAGCTTTGAGTTCTCGTCCTTTAGTTTTTCAGCAAACACAGGATCAATCACGACCCAGCGGCCTTCAAGAGGGACGTTCTGTTCAGCAAACAAACGATCAAATCTGTTAAGCATCATCAATGGGGTAATATCAAAAGTACCTGAAGTACCTACAGACACTGACTCAGATGCAGAACCACCTGATACGAATGAAGCACGGGTTAGTTTATGAATACCAAGGAGTTCATCAGAATCAGCTGAAGACTCTGATTTTGTACCAACAGCTGTAGTACGTGCAGTCCACAGACCAGTACCACCTGATTCTGGATCAGAATATTCATAACCAGCTAGATAACCTAGGATGTCACGATCATATTTCATTGACATCTTATAAGCAGCACGATTAGAAGCAAGGTCCATCCAGTTTACATGTGACTGAGACTCTTCAATGTCATCAACACGGAATGAGAAATAGTTAGCACGATCAACTGTCAGTGTGAAATCACTGTCTTCTAGGTCCTGAGGTGTTACCTGAGTACCACGTGCGTAGCTCTGGACTGAGACTTCTGGCTCTTTGATAATTTTTACAGAATCACCAAAAGCTTTAATCTCACCAAAATAATCACTGTTTGTGATGTCTTTGGCAACAGCAGTTTTACGAAACTGTTTTTGAACTTTTTTGGAGTAAATTGTTGGGCTAAAGACGCCGTTGGGTAAATTGCTGTACCCGGCAGCAGAAGTAAATGCCATATTAATTTCCTTTCAAATTGTTAAATTTATAAACAAAAACCTAACAAAATGACATAGAGGTTAGAAATCATAAGTGTCTTCTTAGAGGATCAATCTTTGAAGGGTTATTATTCTAAGTATTCTTTTCTTTTGCTTATAGTTTCTTATGAAGTCGTGTAAATATCACTAGAGGTACGCTCAACATCAAAAATGCGCGTGTCTCACGACACTAGCGAGCGGCTCCGGTGATATCATAAACAAATCGACCTTCACGTTTTGCAGCATCAATGTCAGCTTCAAACTTGTCGTAATCACGCATTGACATTTTTTCGATCTCTGATTCTTTCCATTGGCGTTTACCGTTGGTGTTATCAGGGACTTCTGGAGTCACAGACCTTGAAACCGTTTCTGCTGCGCTACGGATTGGGTCTTTCTTTTTAGCAGGAGCAAGTTCACGCTTGTAGATATTGATGACTTTGATTGCTTCATCAGAATCAAATCCATTAGTCATTACATCTAGCATTGCCTGCCCGGCTCTTCCTTTTTCTTCTGGTTGTCTAGAAATCCAATCATGAAATTCTGCGGAATTTACTAAATCACCAAAATCAGGGTGTACTTTAAGAATAGCTTGGAATGCACGATTAGCCTCTACTTGACGTTTGGTGTTTTCAAGTTCATCGAGTTTAACACTAAGTTCTTCTTTAACGTACTGAGTCTCTTCTTTCATCATTGTTTTAAGAATACTAGCGAGATCAGGATAATCTTCCATCCATTTTCTCATTTCTTCTACATTACTGGGAACAGAAGATTCTGTTGGTTTCTTTTCTAAAAGATTAACTTTAGTTTCTAGTTCTTTGATAGTATTCTTAAGCTCATTGTTTTGTTTAGCTGAATAGCTTTGAAGGTTGGAATAACGTTCTTTCCATGTATCTGCCTCTGGTTCCTTAAGAGTCTCAGGAGTTTCAGTCTCAAGAGTCTCTTCTTGTGGTTTATTGGCAGCTTCAAGAGCAGCTAGTTCTTCGTCAAGTAGTCTGTCACGTTCTGTATTTGTATAAAGCATGTTTTCCTTTCAGGGGCCTATTAAGGGTTACCTTGTTAGAGTGGCGAAGCCACGGGGTAGCACCTATGGTGCGTTGTTTATTTAGTTGTTTTCCACTTCCCAGGAGTAACTTGAATCCTATCAGTTTTAGGAGTACTTCCTTTGTAATTATCCCTAGCTTCTTGTGCTGAAGTAGGGACAGGGATGTTTTTATCAGGAAGTTTTTGATTTTTTGACCTGATTACTGTAGGGGTTGGTCCTTCAGCCTCTCGATCTCTTTTTTCTCTTTGGATAAAAGTAGCAATCATATCCACTTCATCAGTCTTGTCTTCTATGTTCTTAGATTGTCGTCTACCTTTAGTCCGCATTAAAACCTCCCCCAGAATGATCTTTTCCTTTAGACTCCCCAGAAGATTTAGAAGACTCTTTAGATGCAGATGACTTGTCAGATTTATTAGATTTTTCTGATTTGTCAGAGCCACCAGAAGATTTGTCACTTCCTTTACTCTCTGATTTATCAGACTTATCCGATTTATCGCTTTTATCTTTGGAAGCAGATTCTTTTGCACTTTCTGTAGCTTCAGAACGAAGTCCAGCTGTAGATTTAGCAGTTTCAGCTGCTTGACGACTCAAAGATGCTGCATTCTTTTCTTTGGGAGTATCATAGCGGTTAGTAGCAGTGGCTAAATCACCATAAGTACTCATTAATCCACCAGAGTAGTTAGCAACAGGAGCAGAAGGATCAGGTCTCGCTGTAGGGGTAGGGGCTCCTACACGTTGAGTAGGTCCGATACCTGTATCACGAGCAAATTGAATATTTTCTAAGTCGTTTTGTGTCCAACCACCTCCCCAAAATCCACCTAGACCTGATACATCCATATGCATAGTACTAGGACCCATATAACCAAATCCTAGTCCAGCATTAGGGTGTTCAGCAGCAAATCCCATGGCTAAATCATTACGTGTGACATCATCTTTAGATAGATCGACTGTCTTACCAGTCACAGGATCAGTAAATTGGACGTCTGCACCTAGATTATGATTATGTCTACCTGATTGAGAATATTTACCATTTTCTGCTGTCCAACCTTTATCTTTTGGATTAACATCTCCTGATGTTACATGAGCAACAGCACCACTTCCTAATGTATTTCCTGTCAATTCAGCTATAGTATTTTCCAGGGAGGTTTTTACAGCATTAGGACGATTAGGACCTAATCGATCATAAGAAACCTGACCAACTCCCGGTTTAGCAGCAATTGATTTTGTAGAAATACCTAAGTCGTTTAATCCAACAAGACCTAAAGGTCCCTTCATACTAGGTTGATTAGCGGGGGTTGTTGGTCCCCCTACCGAAAAACCCGGCATCATACTTTGTGCCATCTGTGTTAATCCACCTGTGATAGGAGAACTTGTTGCACCAGTGGTTAGAGGACCAGTACTAACAGGATTAGTTGTAGCTGGTGTTGGGAAAGAACCGGGGGTTTCTGGGGTGAGGTCAACAAAACCTACATTCATACCGGGGAATTGTCCCATACTTGGATTAACACCTAGTCTAGAATTTCCGGGTTGGTTAGGTTGATTGGGCATTTGCGTTGCCCCGATGTTGGATTGTGATCTTAGATCAGTCAAAGCGTTTTGAACTTGTCCCGGAACTGAATCAAATCGATCTTGAAAATTGTTTAGTTCTGTCGCTTCAGGTGCAGTCTCTATCGATGGAGAAGGACTCATTAGACCACCAAAGAAGTCTTTGAGTCCGCTGAAAGCTCCTGAGAGAATTCCGGCGATGTCATTATTCTTGAAACGATCACCAAAATCTCTTTTGTCAATTTCATTGATGCCAAACATAGCACCTCTGTTGCGAGCTTCTTGTGGAGTAAGAGAAGTATTACCTCTTGGAGTTAATCCACCACCACCGTGAACTTTAGAACCAATACCAATGGAATAGTCTTGTCCGTTGATATTTACATCTCCTACTTCACCTTGGTTGTCTCTGGCGATACCACGGACTGTATCCATAACACCATCACGAGGTTGAAGACCAGACTGAACACGAGCATCATTTACTGCGACATGATTACCAAGGTTAATACCTGCATTTAATGCTCTGCCAGCCATCCCAGCAGCACCAGGTAACATCGATGTTGCACCTACCCAACCAGGTTTATCAATATATCCGGTGTTGTTAGGATCATATGTTCCTGGAGTACTTTGAGAACCATCGGAACCACCGGGAACAACTCGTTTGAATGGATTAGGTCGATTAATCTCATTAAAGAACTCATCTAAAGTCCTATCTTTTTCTACATCTTGACCATATCCAGATGTCTGGGCTTGTCGATTACCAAACTGACTACCAATGTAATTGAGAAGAGTAGGTTTAGTTTCTTCTTGAGGTTCTATCTTATCCTGACCGTAATATGGAGCTGTATCATTCGTTGCAAAGTCATATAGACCTTGTTGCAACGAAATTGGGGGAATAGGGAGTCCTTGTTCGTTGACATACTGGATTCTTAGCTTGCCATCATTACCTCTGATGTACCTTGGGTATGCTTTTGGTTTTAAAGGAGCAGATGTAGTGGCTGTAGTTGGTTGAGTAGGGATACTAGAAGCCATTAGGTCTCTCCTTTATTTAAGATGTTCAAAGTGTTTTCTCTTGTTTTAAGTAAATACCGGAGTTCATGAATCCTCCCTTGGTATTTCGCTGTATTTTCTAAAGAATCTGTGTTCTCTAAAGCTTTATGAGCTTCTTTGATACGAAATTCTAGATATTTCTCAAGAGTTTCCTTGGTTTCAGGGTTTGAAAACAAATGGAACAACGATTTAGCAAGAATTTTATCCATTAAAACTTCCTCATTGAGTCATTCCGGGCTGTGGAGAAGTATTTCCTTGTTCTCCGGGAGTAGGAGCAGCCCCAGGACCTATGTTTCCACCACCTGTTTGGGTAGGATCACTTGGTTTAGGTGCTCCAGAACTCATTCCAGAAGCCATGTCTTGTTGTCCTGCTTGATTTGGGTTAATCCCTTGAGCCATCATGAGGTCTTTCATGATCAACGCCCGAATTCCAGCTTCTCTGGTGTCATTTACAATTTGTTCTGACTTAAGATCAAGAGATTCGAAGAGTTCTCTAAGGATTACTTCACGTTTAATGTAAGGTGCATCCATAGGATTAGCTGTAATAGCTAAGACTTGCTGTAGTTTTTGACTACGAACCTCATTCCTCATAAGACTTTCTGTTCCACGAGCTACAATATCAAGATCACCAACAAAGTCTTCATCAAAATCAAACTGCATATTAAACATAAACAAACTTTTACCTAGTGGGACTAGGAGATAGTCATCAATGTTTTTAACAACGGTCTTGATATTCTGGGCAGCGGCACCCATAAGCATCGACATACCAGCAGCAGTACGACCAATACCTTGAATTCCACCTTGTCCGTGTGAATAACTAGGAATACCAGTGGCTTCATCTGCGAGTTGACGAGCTTTATCGAACATCATCAAGGTTTCTTGAGTAACGTTATCAATTTTATTCGTCTGGATAGCTTTTTGGTTGTTGCCGATATTATCTGTTTTGAAGATTTTACCAGGATAGAGTTCGAAAGTCTGACCTGAAGATAACAATGCTTCGTTGATTTCAAAGATAACATTACTTGAAAGAGCTGCGTTATCTACACCCATTCTCATAAAACCATTCATGATATTCTGGGTATCAGTCATGTTCTCAGCAACACCAACACCAAAGAAACTATATGGGTTGAGTTCATAAGGAACTGCATGATATGGGATACGAGCGGGGGTAAATGGATTAAGAACTAATCTAAGAAGTTGTCCATTGCAAATCCATGCGTTAATTTGAACTTGGTCTCTATCCTCAAACAAATCATTGAAGTCTTTCAAAAACTCAGTGTCTTTAAATTCTTCAAAATCAGAATCAACAACACCCCAATATTCTAGGACTTCGAATCTTTCGATAGTGTCTTCATTTCGATAGTCACTAAGGGTTGCTTCCCAATACTCAGGAGTGTAATTATAGTCGTCTTTGATAGCAAGATCAATAGATTCTGAACGGAAGTGAGGACGTTTCTTTAATGAACGAAGTTGTGAAACATTCATTCTATGACGTTCAATGAAATCAACACAATCATCGATCGATCTAGCGTCAGGGTCGGGATAAGCATTCCAGATAGAGACGTGAGAGAAGTCCCCAATTGTCTTAATTACTGGATTGTACTTACCTTTACCATTTTCTCCGACTTCCCACTTACCGTATTCTTTGTCTTTAGCAAATGGACCTTTGAAGATTCCGTGTCCAAAAAGTGGCATCTCGAAAATTGTTTGTCTTAAAGACTTATCTGCTCCAGCTTCTGAAAGTTGGTCTTGGATTTTTCTTTCAAGTTTCTTAGCAGCTTCTTTAGCTGGTTCATAAGTAATTGATGTAGGGGTTACCCCATAGCCTTCTTGAACTTTGTCTTTGACCGGTTCTAATTTTTCTTTTACTGGACCAAGACGTTCTAGGATTTCAGGTCTAGCAACAGAAGGATTGGTAGGTGGCGCTTGGGGGTCTACATGAACTGCTTCTTCGATACCTTCTGGTACAGGAGTAGGTTCAACACCAATAGGAAATCTATTACCTGCAAAGAGCACTTCCATAATCTGAGCATAAGCAGCTAAGACTTTTGTTTTAGTAATCTTTATGAAGACTTTCGATTTCTCGTGTTGAGAGAACTGAGTTTCAGGACCATAGATACCCCTGAAGTTTCTATAACAATCCAACCAACGAAGTTCATCTGTTCTACGACGATCCTTAGCTCTCATAAAACGCTGTTCGATATAAGACACTAGTTTGTGTTGATCGAGGTTTTGTTGAGGGACGTTAGAGTTTTCATCGTAAGAAATTATTTCGTCAGTTTCCGGAGCAGTTTCTATTGAGACTCCACCTGAAGACTTAAAGAAATTATTAGTGTCTCTAGTGTCTAAGAAACTCTTAGGAGTTTTCTTTTCGTTATCCATTTAAACTCCTTAGTGTCTAATATCCAAAGGTTTGATCGATGACTTGAAATTGAATAGTGTGACGATTAGGAATACCTGTAGAACCATAACCACTAAATTCTTCTATAGAACCAGGTTTAGGTCTAGACATCACACCATAACGTAATGAATCGTATGCGTGATCATCAACAAAATCAGGGTCGATGTCATCAGTATAATTAGGGTCGCTTGGTATGATCGGTAAGGTTTCAATGATTTTCCTACAAGTGTTGAAGAAAACTATACCTGGTTGTTTATTAATGTTGTCATCCCTAAGTAATTCATGGATTCTCATTCTACCGGCTATACGAGACCCCTGGGAACGATCTGATGGTCTCCAGCGTACACCCCATTGTCTCATTTCTTCAGCGATGGACGGGCCTGTCTGACCCCTTTGTGCCCATACTGAAGAATCAAGAACACCGTAAGCAATGTTTTCATCTGCTTCCAGTTCTCGGATTAATAGAGCAAGTTCTCTACCTGTCTTACCAGTTATGTAAAGTTCTCTGTAAACGATTAGTTGTGCTGTAGCAGGATGAATAGCATACCAATGAACAGCGGAAGATTGTCTTTGAGAATACCCAAAGTCACATGATCTGAACTTACGCCAATCCTTAGGAATACGATATGGTTCGATTACGTGCTTTGATCTACGAAACTCAGGGAAAGCAGCACCCGTACTTGCATCCCAATCTCCCTCTAAGAGCTGTCTACGTTGTTCTTCGGGCAACGAAAGAAGATTAGTTTCGTAAACTCCGTCTTTCCAAAGATAAGGATTATCAGATACTTTAGCAGGGATGAATTTCCTTTGGAAAATAGGTTGTCCTGCTTTGGGATGATTTTTAGGAAATAAGAGGATGTTATCGTTTTCATCCAAAGCCCAGAAAGGTGTATTAGGTGGTGCAGGATCAACAAATGTTTTCTTAACCCACCCGTGGCCTGGTCCGCCGGGGTTGGACGTTGCTCTCATGAAAAGAGGTAATGTACCTGAAGCATCACGGAGACGAGACTTCATGTAATTCCAAGCAAATGGAGTTGCGTATTGAGTCAATTCGTCGAAAGCAATCCAAGTAAATGCCTGTCCTTGATATTTCTGTACGTCTTCATCTCTCTCAAGATATGACATCCAGAGCCTAGCACCAGAAGGAAATCTCCATTCTTTGTCTTTCTCTCTCCAAGTAGCTCCTTTGAAGATCAACGGATAGAGTTCTTGTGTCTTCCAGATGATTTCACGAAGTTCATCCAAAGTTCTTCTAAGGAGTAGTCCTCTGAAGTTCTTGTTTTCAAGATAAGGAATAGGGTCTGCTATTAGTGCGTATGTTTTACCCAAATATCTAAATCTAAATAGATACCGTGGACTATATCTTCACCCTCAAAACGAGGGGTCTCGCGCTTCCACCTTTGTTTAGGTGTACTCCCTTTCGGGATAGTCTCTGAACCTTCAATCAACAAAAGTTGAAAGCTTGGCTGCTGATTCTCCTATCAAGGCATTCCAGCAATTCACGAGATTTGTTTTGACGCATTACTGCGAAAGGAGGCAGTAAGACCCAGATGCGGGTTCACCTCCGGCGGCTCCTCCGTAGAGGACTTCTTGTTCTGAACTAGCGAAGAAAGCTGATTGTGGACCAGGGTTGGCAACAAATATAGCTTCGTCTTCTTGTAAATTAATGTTTTCTTCAACAGAATAATCAAGAAATATTGGTTTATCAGACTCAAGGGTTTTCTTGATTTCTTTACGAAGACCTAATTCGATTTCAAGTTTTTCTTGTTTTTTCTTCGCAAAAGCAATTCGTTTCTTTTCAGCAGCGATAAGTGCTTTTTTCTTTTTGTATTCACGTTCCTCTGGTGTGAGGACTTTAGGGGCAAGAGGTTTAGGTACAGCACTTCTCTTAGCATGTCCCGGTCTGTATTGCCCCCAAAGTTTATATAAACCTGCATAAGAGATTTCTCGATTAGAGTTCTGAGTATTAATCCAAGCGAGAGTGTCTTTTACTGTGTTGCCATTGTCTAACTGATTCAATGCAGAATCAAGTATACCGATCTCTACTGGGTCAGGGACAAGAAGAAACTCAACACTATAACCTTCTTCTAGAGGTAGATTAGGATCACCCCCTTTCAGTACATAGTCTTCCCGACTAATTTTAACATAACCATAAGGAACAGTCGTTCTGAAAGATTTGACCGGGTAATCACTTGGTTTTTTTACATTTAGTACCGGATTTATGTTGGTATCCACAATGTTTACATTTCCCTGTTATTGTCTTCTTCATTAGTAATCGCCATATAGATTTCATTAATCTCTTTAAACTCACTTCTATCTAATTCAATAGTAGAAGGATTCTTAGCGGGCATAAGAACAATTCTGGCGTTATGAACATTAATACTTGGTCCATCGCTTGCGGAACTATCAACAACACCAGCCCGATTAAGAATTTCTTGGATTACTTTGAGTTTAGTACTTGCCCCTGGTTCATTAGGAGTTACCAACATAGTCAATAACTCTAAAGAAGCTCTTGGGGCATTGGTTGCTAAGTATAACTTAGTTTGTTCTAGGATTTCTTCATGTACAGACCTAACTACCTTAGCAGTACTTGTAGTTGAGTCATACCCGGCTATTTTCTTTGCTTTGTTAGCATCCCCCATTGCTTCTCCGAAGAGAGCTTCAAGGAATTTAGTCTGTAGTTCAGTTAGGTCTTTGTTTGTTGTAGGAACCATTAATTACCTCTTTTTAAACACCTAGAGTAGACAAGTAAAATTCCTAAAATTACTCCGGGTGTGTATACGCATCTTGTACCCCCACCCCTGGTACTCGCCCCACCTACCCACCAGGAGAATATTATTCCAGACCAGGAGTATTCAACGAAATAATATTTCTATCAACAAAAGAATATG